GCCCCTGTCAAGGGCTCCCCGGCACTTCGTTGCTAGTCCGCCAGGACTCTCTACATGACGTCATCCCGACGTTATGTTGAACGGAGAAAGATCGGCTGAGTGCTATGACGACACTGTCTCTGGGAGGGATTCCGCGAACGCGGAGTCGCACGGTCGACGTTACGCGTCCTTATCAGGATACGCAATTGCGCGACCAGCTTTTAACCTTCCGTACGGGTGAAATCACCCGTGATGAGACGCGTTACGGCGCTGGGAAATGGAACAATCCTACCGATAGAATTCGGCGGGATGAAGCATTTGTTGACGTAGGAGGGCCTTTCTATAATGAAAAGCTTTCCTATTGGGATGATGGGCGTATTTATACCGCCTCGTATCCACCCTTCTATAGTTACAGAGGGGTTCAACTTCCAGTAGGAGCTACTTTGGTGACCAGACTTTCTGGCACCGATACCTATTGGAACCCGGTAGTGAGTGCAAGTGACGATCAGTCACTTTTCGCATGGGGCGGTACCGCAATTTCGCGGTGCGCTCCTACGAATCCGCATTCACAAGTTCTGACCGCTTTGGGAGAACTTTATCGGGACGGGTTACCGTCCGCAGTAGGGGTTAAAACCCTACGCGATAGAGATGTTGGTGGAGAGTTCCTGAACTATCAGTTCGGGATTGCTCCCCTTCTATCCGACATTCGGAAGCTCCACAAGTCACTGACGGAATCTCAAAAGATTCTTAATCAGTACTTGCGTGACTCCGGGCGTATGGTCAGACGCCGTTACGACCAGCCTGAATCGATAGAGACGAGTGTTACAACCAAGACTGGGTTTGCCGGTTTAGGCACGCCCATCTTGGTTACTTATCTCTACCGAGGATCGGATACATCAGGTGCCACCCGCGTATCAACGACGACGATAAAATCGAAGCGTTGGTTCAAGGGCGCGTTCACATACTATGCACAGCTCCCTACAGGGAGGCTGGCTAGCATAGAGCGGAGACTCCAAGAGTATAATCATCTCTTGGGGATACTGCCTACCCCGGCAGTTCTCTGGAACCTGACACCGTGGTCCTGGGCCGCAGACTGGGTATTTAACATCGGAGACGTCTTAAACAACGTCTCCATGATGCAGTCTGACGGCTTGGTGCTCTTGTACGGGTACGTGATGGAACATAAAACCATCACGCGGGAACATCACTGTTTTGGCTACTCCCTTTCTAATGGGGACAATGTTAATTCAGTGAACCGCTTCACTAGTGAAGTGAAGACCCGTCGCAAGGCGACTCCGTTCGGGTTTGGCTTAAAGCTGGAGGAATTTACTCCCCGGCAATGGGCCATCCTCACTGCTCTCGGTTTATCTAGAGGGCAGAGTTTAGCACGCTAATTTCAGCGTGGCAAGACGGCAACACCCCTTCTACCATCTGGTAGAGGGTTCACCTGGGCCTTGGTTTCCAGCTAAGGCTCTTCTGTTTGGAGCAATGCTTATGTTTTCCGACCCACAGTCAATCACGATCTCGAGCGTGGCCCAATCGCTTCCGCGAACGGGCTCGGAGGGCCAGACGTCCGTTTACACTAAGGACGACGAAACTCTCCGGTTCACTCTCTCGCACATCTCCACCAATAAGGGGAGGGTGCGGAGGGCTGCACGCTTGGACGTGAGTAAGATCGCGAGCGACCCTTTCACGGCAAACCAGTCGCGAAAGGTCAACTCAGCCTTCTACATCGTTTTTGATGAGCCGGCTGACGGCGTGTTCACTAACGCCGAGCTCCTTGCAAATATGAAGGGGCTCGTCGCGTGGGCATCCGACGCGAACTTGACGAAGCTGATCGCTGGCGAGAGCTAGCGGCAGCGGGGTCCCACACCGGTTTTCTAATTGGTGTGGCCTTCTCGCACGGGGTTGTTTTCATTCCCGTGTTGGAAGATGACGAGGACATAGGCTAGGGATTCGAACACCTTTCTATTATAGGAGGGGACGATGAAAAGCCTGATGTTGCTCTGGCGGACGGTCGCTGAAGAATTTGGCGACCTATGCAGCGTAAGCACCCTTCGCGATTATCAAACTGTCGCGAAGCGGGTTGAAGATGAAGGGTTATCGTTTGTTACGATAACTTTGCCTAGCTTCTGCGCTGACCTCCAAAAAGGTCTGGCGTGTGGCCGGGTAACTCGCGACATGTTCCAGGGTTTCACCTGGCATGCAGGTCTCCCCCGCTTTTGCGGAGGTTTCCTCGAGCTCATCTTCGATTCGAAGACTGGATTCCTGGTTGACACCCCTGATGTCGACGCGATACACGCTGTTCGGCAGCTCTGTCTGCTGTATAGCAAACTAGAGTTGTCTACCTCAGAAAAGAGGAGGCGCGCGTCGATTAGGGGGTTTGTTGATTGTGAATCGGAAATCAAAAGAGCTGACAGTGTTAGAGACATGGAAGAACTCCATGATTTCAGACGCATGTCAAATCTCGTTTGGCGTGAGGTTCTTCAGGGAGTCGATAATGACCTCTGGAGAGAAACTTCAGGGCAACGGGACGTTACAACGTCCCAGCCTTTCCTCGTGCCAAAGCACGGTCCTGGAGCCACTGCAGACAAGCTCACCGGAAACGGTAAGTATGATCTGCGAGAGTGGTCCCAGCGCCTGGAAGACGTATTCCCTTATGGGGAGTATTGCCTTCCGTCTTGGCGGTATCATGATCGGTACGACTGTGTTGATCTCCGTGAACCTGGGACTGAGCGACCCGTTAGGGTTATTTCAGTTCCTAAGACTCTGAAGGCGCAGCGAATCATAGCGATTGAGCCGAGCTACATGCAATACATGCAACAGGGCCTGGCTGCCATGATCGTTCCAGCTATCCAGAACAATTTCGTTCTGGGTCGCATTGTCGGATTCAATGACCAGTGGAGAAACAACCACTTGGCATTGAAAGGTTCCCTTGATGGGAGCCTTGCAACACTCGATTTGAGTGAAGCTTCCGATCGCGTCTCCAATCAGCTTGTTCGTGCGATGCTAGATAGGTTTCCCAATTTACAGGAAGCCGTCGATGCAACGCGCTCACGGAAGGCTGATGTACCTGGTCACGGCATTCTTCGCCTAGCCAAGTACGCGTCTATGGGTTCAGCCCTCACTTTCCCCGTTGAGGCAATGGTGTTTACTGCCATCGTTTTCTTAGGGATCGAGAGAGCTCAGGGATCCAGGTTGACACGGAGCGATATTACTAAGCTCCGTGACGTGGTGCGCGTCTACGGGGATGACATTATTGTCCCTGTAGAATTTGCTCCATCCGTGATCGATTGCCTTCAGCAATTTGGCCTGAAGGTGAACGTCCACAAGTCTTTCTTGACCGGAAGGTTTCGAGAGTCTTGTGGGAAGGAATACTACTCTGGCCAGGATGTTTCTGTGGTCAAAGTCCGCCATGTCGTCGTTTTAGACGGCAAGGTGGTTGGGTTGCCTTCGTCACGGAGGTTCGCTCAAGAGATCGAGTCGACCGTCGCTCTCCGAAACAGGTTCTACCTGTTAGGATTGTGGCGGACGGCCGCGTGGCTTGACGATTGGATTGGCCGACTTTTGGGCCAGCACTATCCGACCGTCGAAGTTCACGAGTCAGCTCCTTGGGAGGAGCCGGCTCCTAGATCTCAGGTGCTAGGACGTTGGAGTGTTCTGCCTGTGCGTTACTCCCTTCAAAGGGTAGGTGACGTGCGGTGGAATGCCGACCTACATACTCTCTCTATGAGGGGGTATGTTGTCCGGCGGCAGATACCGTCTTCGACGGTGTCTGGTGTTGGAGCCCTGCAGAAGGTGCTTTCTCCTCGAAGGATTAAACCTTTCGAAGATGCAAAGCATCTTGAGCGAGCTGGGCGCGCCGAGAACGCCCGCATAAAACTCGGCTGGATCCCTGTGACTTAGGTCGCAGGGTTTAGTGTTGGAGAACTTCCCGCTCCAACCCGCGGAGGCGCAGTGCGCTTCTACGAGTCTGTCGGTTCAGAATTTCTGTTTACACAGAAATTGTGGTGTATCTACATCACGAGGCCTTGGCTATCTATGCCAAGCCTGGTGGGAACTAAAAGACCCCATCAGCGTGCCTCCGCCCCTATTCTGGGGTGAAGTGCGAGTTTTGTAACATGAGGGTGGGCTAGCCACCCCCCTCGCCCGCGC